TGTGATGGCGAGAGAGGACCCCCAGAACTTAGCTGAGAACCTCTATGCCCCGAAAGCACGACAGTCGGCTGGGCTTGGTAGTGGTATTACTAAGACGAAGGGTATTGAGCAGTTTGTGCAAAGAAAAATTGCTGACGGTATCGCTGACATTGTTGGCAAGGATTATACCCAAGGTGGTGAGAATGTCGCAAAACTGATAACAAGGGTAACTATTGGCTTCCCAAGTGCGGTTGGCCGCTCACTTGCTGAGGGCGTCCAACGTGTCGTACCATTGCTTAATACTGATACGGTACGCATATTTACCGCTGGTAACCCACAAGCTCGTGCTATGGCGATTAAACAGTCGATTAAGAAATCTGGTAGTGCTGCTGTCATCTCTGGTATATTTATGGGCCTTGGTGCTAATGGTACTATATCTGGTGCGTACCCAAGTGACCCAAATGAGCGAGCTAAATGGGAGCGTGATGGTATCAAAGAGAATAGCATTAAGATTGGTGATGCTTGGTACGATCTCCCGTCATACGCTGGTTCATTTGGCGTACCAATGATGATTGCTGCATCTATCGGGCGTAACGGTGGTATCAACGAGAATACCTTAGCCGACATCCGTTCTATTGCTGGCTCTATCAACCCAACTGAACAAATGGCAAATATAAATGATGCGTTCGGTAGCGATAAGAGCTTTGGTAAGTATACGCAGAAGCTTGCTAGTTCGGCTGGTCGTGCGTTGACACCATTTGGTTCGTTGATGAACCAGTTGAGCAAGGTATTTGATACAACTGAGAACGATACATCAGGTGATACATGGCTTGAAGGTACGCTCAATAAACTTATAGATGGTGTCCCTATCCTTGACCATCAACTGCCTGATAAAACAGATGCAGAGGGTAACCCACTCTATAATCCATCTGTTGTACAGACGATGGCTGGGGCTGCCGGTGCCGTACAAGGTGGCGGTGTTCAGCGCAGCCAAGAGATAATTGATGAGGTTAATAGCCAACTCGAAACTGTGGATAAGTATGGCTTGCTCAGTGACCCTAACCTTGATGGTATTCTTAAAGATAGTGGCCTTGCAGCGTTCAATAAGGCTAAAAAAGGCAAGCAGCTTGATGAGAGTGATATTAAAGCCCTCAAGGATGGACTTGTTAAGGGCGTATCTAAAGATGGTACTGATACGGCATACCTCGAAAAAGGTCAGTATGATACCAATCTGGCTGTTCTAAACCTCAAGCGTGAGTTAATGGCCGATGACCCAAGCACGAAGCCAAGCGACCTCAAAGACTTAGATACAGCAATCAAGCGTGGTACTGTCTATAAAGATAACCAAGTGCCATATGAGCTTATATCGGAATACAAGAGTGTCGGTGTCGATGAGTGGCGTAATATGGGCAATCCCGAAAAAGACGAGTATGACCCCGACATGTACCAAAAACTATACGAGATTGACCAGATGCTTACTGAGGCCGGTGTATCGTATAAAAAAGGTGCGCTTGATAAGCCTAAATATTTTGCAAAAAAGAGTGGCTCTGGCTCTGGTTCTGGCTCTGGCAAAAAGATTGGGACTGACTTCGGTACACTCAGTTTAGGTGGCGTGAACGCACCAAATGTCCGTCAGTATGATATGAGTAGGATGTCAGGTACGAGTAATATCCCGATAATTAACATAAAACGGCCTGAAATAGTCCATAAAATCACCCAAGGAAGTGTACAATAAAAGATATGGCAGCACTCGATAACATTACAAACCTAGCGCAAGATGTATACTTCTCTATTAACGGCACTGAAAACGATGATGATGGTGATGATTTAACTACTTTTCGAAACGATTTTATCCGTGGCTTTAACCTATGGCTTGATGAGTATGAGACAGAAGCATATTGGAGCAAATTACGCGAAAACGACTATGAGCTGGCGACAATCTCGAATACGTCTGTCTACAGCTTTGAGTTGCCAGAGGAATACCGAACACCTGTATTTAACCAGAACAAGTATGTCAAAATAGTTGCCACTGACGGTACGGTACTAGCTAGTTTCAAGCTGGTTGACCCAAGCCAAACGTCGAATGACGACCCTGACGCTGCCTATACCCCGAATAGGGCTGCTTTCGTAGCTAACCATATAGTGTTATCACGGGCCCCAAATGATACTGAGGTCGGCTCAAAGCTAATTCTTGATGTCGTACAATATCATCCACGCCTAACCACAACCGATGATAGTGGTATAGCTCTCTTACCAAGCAGACAACTTGCCGTATATGGTATCTCTAAGAACATGACACTCTCTAATGTCACTAAAGTAGCTCTCAGCCCATCATTCGCTCAGAAATATAAGAACGAGCTAGATAAGCAGATAGCTATAAACAATGCTACAAACGAGAGCTATGACGCACAATTTAGCAATTATGGGTATGTCACTGGGGTCTGGTAATGGCTGTAGATCGTCCGGTACAAATTAAGCAACAAACTATCACATCAACTGATGCGGTCAGTTTTAGTGCCGGTCTTGATGAGCGTGGCGACTATAATATACCGATAAATAGTTACAGTTATGGCCGTAATGCTTGGGTAAACAATGCGAATAATATCGTTAAACGTCTCACGAAAAAGCGCTGGCTACCTGATACAGTTGGCTTCAATGGTGAAATTGCCAAAGTTTATTATAATGGGCATCTGTACTTCTTTATTGCTGATGCAGGTAAAGTGAAATACTGCGAAGAAAATGCTACCTCATGGACAAATTGTGGTGGTAGCAACACCATCACGACTACGGCTGGCGTTATCACGACATTCATGCGGACTAATGACATTTTGCTGTGTATGAATGGTATAGACAACTTACGCTATATCGACCTCGCAACACTCAATATGACGGTGTTTACCTCGGTTGTGCAGCCTACTAGTACCCTAACCGCAACTGCGACTGGCATTACGGCATCAGGTGCGTTCAAGGCATACTATGCGATAACCTACAGCTCTGACGGTGGTGGCGATACCGGTATAAACGAAGCTAAAATCTTAACCCAAGCCGTATCAAAAAGCCGTTCTACATGGAAATCTGACGGTACTGAGTACCTGACTATCGCATTCAATGACACGCCCCCTGCTGGTGCTACAGGGCGTATTGTATGGGGAGCGGTTGCCATAGCGGGGACTACCCCAGTTGCGAGTGACTTGATGAAAATGAGCGATAAAATACCGCTTGCCACTACTTCATTCTCTGATAATGGCTCAGTACCATTTGATATCACCGCTGGGGTAGGCACAACAGTAAACACAACCGCTGGCGTTAAGGCTAGTGCCGGTACGATGGCTGGTGATACGCCAGTCCTATACGGCAACCCTGATAGCCCCTATGACTTATACTTTGCCGGTATCACCGACACTGGTATCTCGTTCAGCCCTGGTGATGGGGCGCAGACAATGCCGCTTAACAAGGGCACAGATTACTACCCTACCTCTGTTGTTGGCTTCCGTAACAACCAGAACGTACCAAGCCTATTCTCTATCTCAAGTAGCGTTGACGGTATTGGTAAGCAAGATATTATTAGCCAGAAAACGATTACTTACGGCAACCAAGCCAAACAATATTGGGATTATGAGAGCCTCAACACGGGGGCAAATGCTGTCTATGCGAAATATGGCGTGGTCAATTATCTAGGTAAACTGATATTCCCTGGCTCAAATGGTGTCAACTCTATTGATACTAAGGCTCAAATACAGAATGTGCTGTCACAGTCAATCATTAGCAATCAAATAGCCAATACTTATGCAAGCATTAAAAATGCTAACTTTGACAAGATAGTTGGTACGGCATGGAACAACTATGTACTTATGACTGTCCCATCACAAAGGTACAACTACAATAACCAGATAATTATTTATGACCTTGTGAACATAGACGCCCCTAAGTGGGCTATTTGGGACTTACCTGCTGATTGGATAGGCACAGTATCACCGCCAAACCAGGCAAGTTTCCCCTATATCAGACAAGGTAATAAAATATACAAACTCGTTGAGGGCTTTGTCGCGCAAGATGAAGATACCGCAGGGGTACCGGTACCATTTACTGTGGATGTACGTGGCTCTTTGATGCCGTTTTCTAATGGTCGTAACCATTTTGTGGCAGCGGTCCAGGGTGTGTTTTATGTCACAGATTGGGTTGGTACCGTATATTGTGAGGTGTCATATATCAACCAAAAAGGTAGAGTTAAAACTAAGACTAAATCATTCACTAACGGTAGTGTCATCGCACCCAGCCAAGGTGGTTGGGGCAACCCACGTCTTATGTACAATGGGTTTAAGAACAGGCTTATTGGTTGGTCAACACCCATGCCTGTAGCTTCCGAGAACAGTAGCTCGCTCAAGATATCGAAACGGCTACGAGTGAAACTGCCAAACCCAGTAGTGAATGAAGTTAACTTTAGGATATATAGTAACTCAGACGGTACTTCGTTCGGCCTAAAATCATTTAGCATCGAAAAAGTAGATGTTGGCGTAATAGGTGATATCATATAAACAAAGGATAAACAATATGACTGATGTTACAGATTACATAGCTGAATGGAAGAAATCAAAAGAGTTTACCTATGGGTACACCCATGATTTTCGTGACCTAAATACTATCGCTAATGCTCAATACCCCAAAAGTAATAGCAAGAAGCCAAATGTCGGTGATACAACTATTGCTGGTGCTATCCGCCAGATGATGAATAAAGCCATCAAACAACTGCCTGTTATATCGGTCGCTATCAATGGGTCAAAACTAACTGAACAGGCTCTCATCTGTCGCCATATCGTCAATGATAATATCCTTAACCCTACTAGTTTCGGTAAAGGGTTTGTTGGCTCGTTGAAACTTGGTGGCCGTGGTGCAGTCACGCGAGGGTTTAACGCTTTCCAAGTCAAAGCCACCAACTTGTATGGTCAGTATGGAGTCATCCCATCATTGCTACATTTTAGCGATATTGGTATTGAACCAGGCGTACAAGATGCCAACTTATCAAGTTATTTCTATGTAAAAACTCAATTCACCCCTACCAAGCTCAAGAAAATATATGCAAAAGAAAAAAATAATAAGAATACTACTTGGAATATTAAGGCTATAAAAGCTCTTATTGATGCTGGCCCTGATGGGACAGGTGCTACTGAATACTCAGAGTGGTTGATACCAAGTGAGCAGACCGCTGCAACATCATCTGACACCTATACGATAGTTACACGCCTCAGTTCTGACCCTGCCGATGATATTACCAGCTTTAGCCCCATATTAACACAGAGTATCCGTAACGTGCCAAACCGTTCAAAGTTTGGCTACCCGCGTGTTATATTCATGGTTATTGACCCTGCCGAACTTTCGCCATTCGGTGACAGCCGTGTTCGCCTTGCGAGCCCTAACCAGAACTTGATGATGGCATTACGTCAGAACGTAGCTACCACCTGGCTCTATAACAGTGACCCAACAGTGGTCAGAACTGGTCTATTCACCGGCTCAACAGCTCTCAAAGCTGGTGGCACAATCAGCTCTACCGACCCAAATGCCAAAGTTGGGCTACTTACTCTTGATACCTCAACCGCTCAACAGTACGACAAAATTAGCCAAGAAATCAGTGGCCAAATCTTGAACATGCTTGGGTATAACCCA